CTGCGATCCTTCTTTGTCAGCTTGTTTGGAAAATCGCCGCGGTGCGGGCGGTCTCCATGGCTTTGTCTCGGGGTCTTACGAAGGCCCCGGAAAATTTAGGCAGCAAGATTTCCTGACGACTTGTTTGGACGGGGCAACCCGTCCTCTCAGCGTCTCTTCGGGTCTTACTGTTGTACAAAGCGCGGGGAAGCCTCGCCCTCTTAGCAAATTCTCGGCGGACGCGATTCACTTGAGACCGCTGCATGCAGCGATCTATGATAGACTGTCGCGCGAGAAGTGGCTTTGCCGAGGTGATTTTACAACTGACGTCCTACAGCGTGCTGGTTTTTCTTTTGTCTCTGGTGAGACTTTGACATCGGGGGATTATAAGAGCGCTACGGATAACCTTTCTATAGAGGTTGCCGAGGCTATTCTTGACGAGTTGCTGAGATCCACGGTCTCTGTGCCTGGATCTATGAAAGCATACGCCATGAAAATCTTACGTCCCACCTTGTTCAACCTTGAACACGGCATAGAGTCTTTTTGTCCGACGAGAGGTCAGATGATGGGGTCCTTTCTTTCTTTCCCACTGCTTTGTCTGCAGAATAGAATCGCTTTCTTGTATGCAGGCGAATCTGTTGGGGTTGATTGTTCGGAATTCCCATGTCTGATCAACGGAGATGACATCCTGTTTAGGTCCGGTCCGCACTTCAGTGCGCACTGGATGGAGACAGTTGGAAATCTCTCGTTGGAGGTAGAAAAGACGAAGACGTCCGTTTCCCCGGAGTTCGGTTCGCTTAATTCCACTCTTTGTCGGCGCTTCGGCGCCTTCTATCGTGTGGTTGCGACTGTCCGAATGGGAATGCTACGGGAGTCCGAGTCTTATGATACTCTCTCGAAGGGTTTTGATGATTTTATTGCTGGACTAAAGGGGTCACTCCGTTATAGAGCGGCGATGGCCTGGTTCAGCTGGAACATAGGAAAAATACGGCCTTTAGGACTTACAACTTGGGATCTCGGTTTCCGAGGTCCCCTGGCCTATAGGGCGACAAAGAAGTTCGGATTACGGCAAGGCCCGAGTCTCCAGAAAATTCCGAGTCTCAAGGTTGAGAATGGTTTGTCGCTCACTTGTGAGTATGTGGACCCCGATCTCTTGGACCAGGACGAAAAGAAGGAAAACTTGGCCGAATTGGCCGCTTGGAAGTGGAGGACGGCTTTCCAGGTTTCTTCGCGAACGCGCGAGTTGATGGATCTGTATCTAGCTATTAGTTCTACTAGGCGAGACGCCCCGGACTTTAAACCGTACTTGTACGGCGGCGAGGCCGGGGTTCTTACCCGGAATGTAGGTGGCGCTAAGATTTTTAGACAACGCGTGAAGACAATTGATAGGGGGTTTCCCCTCCTCATTCCAATGAGGGGGAAGTTACCCACTTACGAAGAGTTCCTGGCGGGAGAGGTAGACGTCGGCTCGGTTGAGCCACTAGCAAAGAAGAAATAGGCGACCCTAACGCCGTAGGACCCAGGACAGTGCTTAGCGCTCCCG